CGAGCGCATTGATGCCAGGAACGTTGGACACCTAAAAAATATTAATTTAAGTTACACCGCTGGCACGGCTAACCATCTTTATGGCGCCTCGCCTTTGCGCTCCGCGGTTCGCGATTTAACTACGTCAAACGACGGCAAGCAAGCGCTTTTAAGTATGCTGCAAAATATGGGAGCGCGTGGCATCCTTACAGGGGATGGAACGGTAAACATTACACGCGAGCAAGCGCAAGGTTTAAAAGAGGATTACGCATCAAATTACCAGGGCGCCAATAGAGCTGGCGACGTAATTATAACGCCAGCAAAATTGTCTTGGGTGCAAATGGGAATGAACGCGGTTGATATGTCAATTATTGACACGCAAAAAGTAATTTTAAGGTCGTTGTGCCGCGTTTACGGCGTCGATGCTAAGTTACTTGGCGACACAGAGGCAAGCACGTTTAACAATACCGAAACCGCTTACAAGGCGCTAATTAACAACGTTGTCCGTCCTTTGCATATCGAAATCCGAGACGTGCTAAACAACTGGCTTTTGGAATCGTACGGCAACAAAAATCTATTCTTAGATTTTGATTATATGGCTTATCCTGAAATGCAAGACGATATGGATAAGCTCGTAAACCAATTGTCCCAGGCTTGGTGGTTAACACCAAACGAAAAGCGTGCGGCCATGAATTACGGCGAATATCAAAACAGTTTAATGGAACAACCATTTATTCCGCAAGGATTAATGACTTTGGCCGAGTTCCAAGCGTCAGAAGTTGACAACATAGACAATATGGGAGACTATGCCCCAGCCAACTAAAAAGGATTTAGCGCTTGCAAATCAATTGGATGCATTGCAAAGGCGTTACGAAAGGCGATATGAAAAGCAAATATTTACCGCTCTTAAAAAGCAAATGCAACCTTATTTGGATGCAATTAAACAGGCTGACGGAAATATTAACCGCTTTGATTTAATAACTCCAGCGCCTTTGGCTGACACCTTGGAAAGCCTTTACGTTGTGGCTGGCACGGCTTATGCCGAGGCGATGTATAACGCAATACAACCACCAACAAAAGCAACAAAGGAAGTTTTACGCGCTGGCTGGCGTGACTTTATGCGATTGTTTGCAGTAAGAAACTTGCCGCAAACGTTAATACAAATTAACGAGACAAGCCAAAGGATAATCCGAGCCATTGTACTTGCTGGGTTAAATGAGGGCCTTGGTGCTTTACAAATCGCCACAAACATTCAAGAAAGCATTTCTTTAATATTTAGAAACCGAGCCAAACTTATTGCCAGGACCGAAATGGTTATAGCTACAAATAACGCGGCTATGCAATCGGCGGCAACCTCGGATTTTATGTACGAAAAGAAATGGATTCCAGCGACCGACACGCGCACGCGTCCTGACCATGCAGAAATGAGGGCAAAGCCTTGGATTCCTTTTAACCAAAACTTTATTGTCGGCGGTAATGATATGCGACAACCAGGCGACGGCTCCCAAGGTGCTGGAGCTGACCAAATATGTAATTGCCGATGCAAGGTTGTATTTAGAATTATGCGAGACGCCGACGGCTTACCTATGCGTAAATGATTGCCTACGTTATTAACTTAGATAACCGCAAAGACAAATGGCGCGCGTCAATGCAAGAGTTGGCGCCGCATTTTAATTTAAAAAGAGTAAGCGCAATAAAAAACGATTGGGGTTGGCTTGGATTATGGCAAACTTTTAAAAAGATTTTTCAAGAATGCGAGGGCGACGTTTTAATTTTTGAGGACGACGCGACTTACAGGGGTTGGGCGACCAGTTTACAAAATGCAATCAATGACTTGCCAGCTGACTGGGATATGTTAATGCTAGGCGCAAATATAAAAGATTCAAGACTTGAGCGCGTAAGCAATCAATTGGTCCGCACTTATGGATCGTGGACAACTCATGGGATTTTGTACTCGTATCGCTTTGCAAAGGAAATGGCCGAACTAGATTTAACCATACCAATTGACGAATATTTTAGGACAATAGTCCATCCCAAAGGTAACTCTTATATTTGCGTGCCTTTTTTGTCTTATCAACGACCAAGCGAAAGCGACATTGAAGGCGGTTATAAGAATTATACAAGTATCTTTGAAGATAGCGAGGCAAAAGCCTTGCATTTTGTAAATCAATAATTTTATAGGTTTGCATTTTTTTTTAACCTTTTTATTTTTACAAAAAAAGACGCAATGATTTACAAGAATTTAAGCGAGGGGATAATTGAAGACGTCGACGACGTTAAAGGAATCGTAACGGGATATTTTTCCGCGTTTAACAATATTGATTCCGACGGCGACGTTATCGTTTCAGGCGCTTACAAAAAGACAGTTGCCGAAAACGGACCGCAAGGCCGCAATCGAATCATGCACTTGCTCCAGCACAATCCTTTAATGCCATTGGCAAAGCCTATGGAGTTAATGGAGGACGCTAAAGGCTTGCGTTTTACTTCAAAGATTACCGAAACCAGCTACGGCAAAGACGTAATAAAGCTTTACAAAGAGGGCGTTTTTAATGAGCATTCCGTAGGGTTTGAAATTGTAAAGAGCGACAATAAGGCTGGTTATCGAGAAATAAGAGAGATTAAACTTTGGGAGGGATCAACTGTTACCTGGGGAGCCAATCCAAGCACGCCAATTGAATCAATGAAAGGCTGGGATTTACCAAAGAGCGAGGAAATGATTGTTAAGTTTGGCAACATTTTAAGAAAGGGAGACGTTACCGACGAAACAATGTTACAACTTGAAATTTGTTTAAAACAGATTGAAGAACATTTAAAGGACTTGCAATTAAAATCAGTTTTGGCCGTGGAATCCGAGGCAACTCAATTCGTAATCGAGCAAGACCCGAGCGTAGCAATGGCCTTGGAATTTGAATATATACCGAAACTTAAAAAATTTATCTAAAAAAAAATGGAAGCAATTACTAAACAACTAGATTCAGTATTGGCAAAATTGGAAGGCAACGAGGCGTTGATTTCCGACGTAAAGTCAATGAAAGAAGCTGGCGAAGAGTTCAGAAAAAATCTTTCTGCCGAAACCGCTAAGCTAAACGAAAAGGCAACTGCGCTACAAAGCCAGTTAGACCAAGTGGATGCAAGAACGCAAGCTGGTTTCGCAAGCGCTCAAAAAAGTTATTCTTTCTCAAGCGAATTAGAGAAAGCGTTTAACTCTGACGCATTCGGAAACTACAAAAGCGGAAACGCAAACAAAGTAAAGTTGGACCTTGAATTGAAAGGTGCCGACATGACAGTTGGAAACGCTTATACTGGCGAAGTTATCCCAGCGGACAGAGTTCCTGATCTAAAGTTTACTCCAAACAGAAAAGTAAACGTTCGTCAATTGTTGCCAGTTGGACAGACTAGCTCAAACCTAATCCGTTTCGTACGCGAATCAGCATACGACAACGCAGCGGCTCCAACCGCGCAAGGTTCTGCTAAGCCTCAATCAGATTTCGATTTGACCGCGGTAGATCGTAGCATCCGTACAATCCCTACTTTCATGAGATTGACAAAAGAGATGTTGGACGATACTCCAGGCTTGATTGCTTACCTTTCTAGCCGTGCGCCTAGCAAATTGTTGAACGTTGAAGATACCCAACTTTTGTACGGAAGCGGAAGCGGTCAAAACTTGCACGGTTTCGCAACCGATGGCTCAGCTTGGACAACTGTTAATTTTGGAACAACTGTTAACAGATTTGACGTTTTGGCTGCTGCGGTAGTTCAAACTACTAAGAACGAATACGCTCCTAACGCAATTATGATTAACCCAACGGATTACTTGAAACTAGTATCTACTAAGGAAAGCGCTGGAGCTTACATTTTGCCATCTTATGTTACAATGACAGGCGGTCAAATGTTTATTATGGGCGTTCCAGTTTACGCAATCAATGGCGTTGTTGCTGGTGATTTCTTCGTTGGTGACTTTGCACTTGGATCTCAGTTGTTCGTTCGTCAGGGCATTACGCTTGAGTTCTTTGAGCAAGATGCCGACAACGTTACTAAGAACTTTGTAACTGTACGCGTTGAGGAGAGAATTGCTTTGGCAGTTTACACCTCTCAATCTATTGTTTACGGAAGCTTTGCAGCCGCTTTGGCTAACGGTTCCGCATCATAAGGAAAGTAAGTGTTTGTTTATAAAAGGGTCGCCAAATATTGGCGGCCTTTTTTTATTTATCTAAAAATCAATACCTTTCAACGAATCAAAAATAAAAAAGCATGAATATCGTTTTTTTTGTACACGCCTGGGCTGGAACTCATAACTCGGGCGCCGAGTGGACAGTTCAACATTACGCCAAATATTTCCACGAAAAAGGATGCAACGTCGAGGTCATTTTACCTGAAAGCCAAATTTATCCCGAGGGCGAAAAGTTTGCGTTTATTAAGTTTATTACTGGTTATTATTCAAACGACTTTTTTATAGCCTTACAAAATGCAAGCGTAATATTTACGCATTTAGACAATACAGGAGTTGCAATTAATTGGTCGAGGCAATTTAAAAAGCAATTAATTTTTTTAAGCCACAACGATTCAGATTATAGAAATGTCCGTTTTAAGCAGCATAACATTCACGTTGTTTATAACAACAAAGCCAACGAAAAAAACGTACAAAACGGCGCTTACCCAAACGCGTCGATTGTTTGCAAGCCGCCAATTTTTCCCGAGGATGTGAAGTACAACCGAAAGCATGGGCAAAATGTGACGTTGATAAATTGCAACGAAAATAAAGGCGGACAGATTTTAATTGAACTTGCCAGGCGATTACCTAAAATTAAATTCCTTGGCGTGCTTGGTAGCTACGGCGAGCAAATCATTGACGACACATTAAAAAATTTAAAGTATGTGGCGCAAACGCCTGACGTCCATTTAATTTATGGCAAAACAAACATTGTTTTAGTGCCAAGTACCTACGAAAGTTACGGCCGCGTTGGTTTAGAGGCGGCCATTAATCGGTTGCCAGTTATTTGCACGCCTACGGACGGACTAAAGGAATGTCTTGGCGCTGCTGGCTTATACTTTGATCGTGACGACTTAGACGGCATGGCCGCAAAGATTGAAGAGTTAATGAGCGACGAAATCCTTTACGATTTCCATCAAAACATTATGCGCAACCTTGCGGACGAACGGCTAAAATACCAAGAACAAGAACTAGAGCATTTTTATACCTTTATCGTTGACAAAGCAAAAAAACCATACAATGAGTGATTTATTATACAGTTTAGGAAATGGCAGTTTTACAGGGTATTCCATCCAGTTTGCAGACGTGTCGCCAGTTACCGAGCCAATCACATTGGCCGAGGCTAAAGATTACGCAAGAATTGACGGAAGTTCCGAGGACACTTTAATTACTAGCCTTATAAAAGTGGCGCGCCTACATTGCGAGTCGTACATGGGCAAAGCAATTATTCGCAAAACAGTTACAATTGAATCGTTTGGATTTCCATACCAATGGCAAATTCCTTATGGTCCTTTGATTGCGGCTGGCGATGTTACAAAGGTCGTGACTCTTGACCAAAATAATGTCGAGACGACTTTAAATTACCAGCTAAACGTCGGATTATTTCCAAAGATTAACATTATAGGCGGCGCCCAATCTTATAAGTTTAAGATGGTTTATGTTGCTGGATTTACAACCGTTCCCGAGGACATTAAGCTAGCCGTTAAAATGATGGTTAACACGCTTTACGAACGTCGTGAGGATTTTAGCGATTTACAGGCTATCGAATCGCCTTTAGGTGTCAAAGCAGTTTTGATGCCTTATAAAACTTATAATTGGTTTGGCGCGTGAGGACTAATAAGGAACTTAAAGCAGGCGATTTGCGTGAGCGCATTTCGTTTTACAATCCAAGCCTTTTTGGCGATGGTTACGGAGGTTTTTATTCCGAGCCAACACTTACCTACACTTGTTGGGCAAAGGTTACCAATCTTAGCGGATCGC